CACCTTATACTGACCATTATCTTGTTCTTGTGGTGATGCTTGTGTTTTAGAAATGTCAAGCCAATTTTCCATAAACTTCAAAGGATTTGTTTTTGGCATGGTGTGTTCGCTCTTAACTTTCAAGAACCTGTAAACATCTTTAGAACAGAAGAGCGCCCATTGCGACAACACGGATTCATTCAAGCCTACCAGTTCCCGCCCTTCTGAGAATAGGTATTTGTTCCATGTCAGTTCACCGTTCACAACCTCATCAACTAAAGCTTTGATCTGATCAGCACATTGCTCCATGGCAATTTGTCCACGCTCGGTTTTTAGTTCTGCTGTAATAACTCTCTTGTCAAATTCAGCATGAACTTCTAACTCATCTTGTGCAATCTTTTGAACGGCTTTTCCAATAGGCCCAAACATACCTGTATCACAAATAGCAAACGTCACGGCAAAGCTGGACATAAACTGGATGCGCTCAAGACATAACAGTGCCACAAACACCATGAAAGCCTTGTTATAGGTATCTTGATTGTTCTCAATCATACCCAGTGCATACATATGTGAGGCTTTGTGAGCTTCGCTAAACACCCTAGACACGCTGACCATACGCGACATAGCTTCTTCAACTTTTAGAACCTCAGAAATGATCACAGATGGATCATCAAAACTACTACGCACAATTTCAGAATACGTTGCAGAGTGTAGCACCTCGTTGTCTGAGATGCGTTGAATTGCAGCCCACAGTTCGGATGATGTAATAAACGGAGCCATCACAGGAGCAATGCTTCGAGAAGCCACACTATCTGCTTCCCATTGCCAAGCCAATGTTTTGATCATTATTTCATAGACGCTTTCGCTACAAGTCTTAAACTCTACGTTGCATGAACTATAATCAAACTCATTTTCATCCCAGTCAAGAGATTTTTGAGTTTTGTACATTTTCCAAATATCAGGGTAGTGTTTGTTGATTGTATCAAACAACCCTGATTCCTGACCCCCAAGCAAAAGCTTGGGTTTTTCGTAATCTGTTTTTTCTGTGTTAAAAACGTTTTTATCAATCGGCATTTATTTCTCTCTTTGTGTAAATTTGTTTATATTGTACAACCACCATCAGGGCCACAAGCTGGTTCGCCTGTGTCTAATTCAACACCGTCACTGGTTTTGCTGTTTACGTAATATCGAGTCTTCATACCCATTTTAGTCATGTAAAAGTAATCAGTCAACATTTCTTTTGAACCAATCACTTCATCACCAATTAGCTTTCTATAAAAATCCGCACTAATTCCTTGATCAGTAAATTTTTGTACAATCGCATAACAATCAATCAAATCTTTTGTTGGTATATCCCATACAATTTCATATTTCTTTGCAAGTTTTTCACCGTCTGGCGCACACCAGTTAATAATAATGTTATTATCTGATTTAAGCATAGAAATGTCGCGCACAGGATACAACCCGTTCGTTGTTCCAGAAGCTTTTGAGCTATTATGAACAACCATTCCATTAGAAAGGATATATTCATGAACTCCATTAACTTCTATGTCAAAAAAATGCTGAATGTCGTCAGTCACTTCTATTTTGGATATTTTCATAATTAATTTTTTCTCCGTGTTTATAATCTTCTAATAGTTTTTCTTTTGTTTTATCACACTTAGCACCTTTTGACATATTATATGATGAATCAACAACAGCCAAATTTGTATAATGTCCTATTATAGCAGGGTCTATACCATCAAGAAAGCCTTGTTTTTTTGAGTATAGATGATCTAAGTGGTATCCGCTAGTTTTGTATTTGTTAAATTGACTTATTTTTTCATTGTGATTAATGATTGACAATTGTGTATGTTTGTCTACCTCTTTCATGAAAGAGGTGACTGTATAGTAATCTAACAACTTTAGCGAATTATGTGACAATGAAAATTTAGTCATTCTGAGTTTATATTCGCTTTTCCAGTTATCTCCATATTTTTTTCTATAAAAATCTTTTCCATTTGAAATAAACAAAAGCTTTCTACTTTCCCATTTAGATTCCCAATCAGAAAATCTTTCTTTGTAACATTCTAAAGCGTTACCTTTCCTATATCCGTAAACTCTTTCCTCCCAACTATCAATCCCGTACCTTTTAATATAATCTTCTTTTTTAAGTGATTTGGATTGATTGATAGTTTGCATTATTTTATCAATTTCGGCTTCTGTATACTCTTGGTTAATATAATATTGTCTGCTTACCCCCGCATTGTTTATCTGAAATTGTGAAACCATTTCTTCTGCGTCTTGTTCTGAGTATCCTTTATTGATGTAATACTCTGTACACCACATTGAAGACTTTTTATACTTTTCAATAAGTGCATCACTTCCATACTTTTTTCTATATTCATGAATCCATTTAACACTACTTTTTTGGAACTCTTTGAATTTTTTCTCTCCAATAAGTTTGCCGTGTCTTTCTACAAATCCAGACTTATTAGTTGCTTTTTTCTTTTTTAAATTAAAGACATATTTTTCGCAATATTCTATACTTTGATTAAACTTATACGTCAGTAGTTCCGCATTATAAAGCCAGTCTGTGTTCTTTATATCATTACTTTTTATATAGTCACACAAATTACTAAAATACAAAACAAAATTTTCTGGGTATACGTGCATATTAACTAGCAAATTATTAATTAGTCTATTCTTTACTGATCCGTAGGTATCTATTATTAAAGATACATCATTAACTACCCTAGAAAAAAATTTTTCGTCATTATAATCAATTACAGCGTTATCTAATTTCTTTTTTAATTTCTCTACATTAAACTTTGCCATTTAATTTGAGCATCCTATCTTAAATAAAGTTATGTAACTTATATTTATAAAATAGAATGCTCAAATGCCTAGACTTATGGCATGTGAGTTACAATGTCATCGTCTTCATTTAATTCAATAGCCATTTTCCAATAGTCTTTTCCATCAACACCCTTAACAAGAAACTTGTGATGATGTGTGCATTTTATAACATCACCATTTTCCATAGTTATGTTAATATAATTATTGCTGCCATTGTACCAAACTCTTTCTACCTCTTTTAATCCAAATCTGGTTTTAACATGAATTGGGGTTTTTAAATCATACCACTGACCACCATTAAATTTATCATAATCAGAAACAGCCTCTTCAAAACTTACCTCTGATAAGTTAAAAATTTGTTTCATGGTCATGTTTCCAAGAGATGTTTTAATTGTCTGATCTTCATGCAAACAAGACTCACTTGGCATATGAGCTGTAGTTACTGAATTTCTGATACCACCATTGGTGATAATTTCTCTACGTAGTTCTTCCCATTCATATTGTAATTCAGTCCCTACAACCCCGTCAACATTTTTGTTATATGTGTCAATAGGCAACCAACCATTAGGCCATTTTGTCTTGTGCATCCACGGCGCATTGCCAAGCTCTTTTCCTAGTTGCAAGCTGGCTTTGATTAAGTAATAAGAATGCCTTTCCGCTGCGTTATGAATTTCTTTCTTACCTTCTTCTGTGCTATAGCGAAGCCCTTTCTTAGCCATGTGGTGTGCTAGACCAATAATACCAACACCTGCACTCATTCTTGCCTTGACTGTTGTTTCTAAGTGCGGTAATTCATAGTGTCCTGTATGAATGCATTTGTCAATCATTAACAAAGTATAGTAACAAGCCTTTTCATAATGTTCATCGTTTTTAATGTTAGAAATGACAATTCCGCCAAGGGAACACACTGCAACCTCACCTCTACCATGATCCTCTTTAGAATACAAGTCTTTCATGTTATCATACCCTTTTGTGACCAAAGATATTTCTTGGCACAAATTTGACAGATAAATTTTTTCATTGAATGGTGTGTGTCTATTCATTTCGTCAGGCCAGTGTAAATAAGACCGACCAGTTTCATACGCCTCATTCAAAGATGTAAGTAACGTATTTCTAGCATTAACATAAGTTTTCTTAAAGTTATCGTCATTCTCATACTTTTCGTACAAGGTAGCAAACAATTGTTCGTCAGAACTATAAAATGCTTTGTATAGATCAGGCGCTGTAAATATATTAAACAAGAAAACATCTTCATTTTTTGCCGCTTTTCTAGCATAGAACTTATTGGTTCCTGCGCTATAATCCATACCTCGAATCTTTTTGTCTTCTGTTGACATTGGATTCTTTAGTTGAGAAATAACATTTACTTCTGGATCAAACATAGAAAAATGTGTTGTTGCTGCACCACCACGACCATTTTGTAATGATGACTTTACAACACCAACCAAAGATTTGTAGTATGGGAGTTTCCCTTGGTGCTTAATAACACCACCACGAACGGGATCACCTACTGAGCGAATTTGGTGGTGTGCGCCAATACCTGCACTCATGTACGTCATAGTGTATGCAATATGATCACCAATACCAATAGACTGAGCATTATCATTAACAGTGTATAAACAACAACTGGCAAAGCCCCTCAGAGGGGTTCCAAGGTTAACATAGTTAGGGGTAGGGGCATTGATTACCTTGTTGGATAAAAGCTCATAGAATGCTTCTACGTCAGCCATGCGTCTATCTTTTGGCTGGTCTTCTGACAGAGCCATAGCCATACGCATATACACAAACTGTTGCGACTCATATTCTTCACCGGTAACACGGTTTACCAAAGAATACTTTTCACGAATCTGTTTCAGTTCAAAGTGTGTGGCTTTCAAATCTTTGCTGTGATCAATCAACTTCTCAACTTGTGCATATTCGTCATCGCTGTAGTTAAGATATTCCATCATACCAATTGCTTGTAACTTATGATGAAGCTCTAGCACCGATGGAATATTATCATCAAATACGGTTTTATAGATTAGCGCACCATACAAACGACCAGCCATACGATTATATGACCAAGAATTATGTTCAAGGCATGTTTTAATCAATCGTTCTTGTAATGTCTGAGAATTGCATTCTTTTGGTAGAGTATTGACAGTATACAAAACGACACTTGACCAATCGACTCTCGTTCCTAAAGTTCTTGCAGCCCACTCACCCCATTGGTTTACTTTTGTTGGTGAAAATGGTTGTTTGGAACCATCTCGCTTGATAATTGTTTCTATCATTACTTTCCTCTTTGATTTTAAATGTTATTGCAGATCAGATAATCCACAATAGCCGTGGAGTCTATCACGTCACCTATAGGCGACTCAATATTTTTTCGTGTGTAATTCATAATGGTCTTTAAGTCTGTGTCAAACCGATCATCAAACGCTTCTAGCATGGCTTCTTTCTTAGAATTACCTTTGCCGCTAAAGTGTTTTTTGATGGTGGTTGGTGCATGTGTGGTGAACTCAATTCCAGCTTGCCATAGTTTTAGTTTTAGAATTCCTGCGTTTTCACCAATCTGAAAAACGAGGCCACCTTTCGAACCCATACTATAGCCTTCTAGAGCAACCTTCTTTACGTTAAACTTTTGTAGAATAGCAAGCGCCCATTCACTGATATTATCAAACCGTTCCATTTCAGATTCATAAGGAATGTGAGGCATTCCATAGATGTTTTTGTTGAAGACAGACTTATATTTAGTCTCAGAAGTGTAGAAAAACACCTTTACATCATTAAAACTAACTATCGGCTTCATAGGATGAACTGCAATTGCAGGGCATCGTGCGCTGTAGTCGATACCAGCGACCATAGAAACCTTACTCATCGTCAGAACTCATATCAAGTTCGCCGCGCTGATCTTCTCCACCAATGTCATCACCACAGAACGGGCAATAACTAATTTCCGAATTCACACTCACTATAATGTATTGTTGATCACAGTTTGGACAAATAACTTCTTGTTTTAACATAAAAATCCCTTGTAGAAAATTGTTTAGATTGATTTCTACAAGGGATTTATATTAGATTAAAAAAGAGATTTTTACAGGACTGGTTGCACAATTGTTATTGCTTTTATGTTATAAATTCTATATGCCAATGATTTTGAAATAAAGAGTTTGATTTGATCCGTTGTGCAGCTATCAAAAATGATTTTAACTGGTTCTGCATTACACCCTCTAAGCTTTTCAGGTCTTTTAACATCACTAACAGAAACCGCTGCACTAAAACACAAGCCTCTATTAAATTCTGTAGCTGTATATTGATTACGACATACTACCAAAATTTGATCTTCTGATTGACTCACGTATTCTTTGATTGCTTCTGTGTGTCCACATTGGCGACCAAAACTAAAAATAGTTGCTTTCTCAAATAAGCTTACATGCTCATACATATGATCTTTGAAATGATCAGCCGAAATATCAACCATACCTTTCAATAGTTCTGTGGTGTTATATGTTGTAACTGTTTCTACTAATTTCATATTAACCTCTATATGTAAAGAAAAAAGGGGCTGTAGCCCCTCTTGTTAATCGCCGTTTGCTAGTCTTGCAAACTCATTCAACACATCATCGTCATCATCGTCATCATCTTCTGGAACCACCTCTTTCTTATCTGGTTCTTTTTTCACTTCTACTGGATCAGGTTTTTTATCATCTTCACCGCTCGACTCTTTGTACTGCTCTCGGAAGTCCTCTTCTGCTTCCTTAGCGTGATCCTCAGAGGTTTTATCAAGCTTGTCATAGTCTTCACCGGTCACTTGCTTAAACCGCGCTGCAAGCTCTTCAAACGGCTTCACAACAGCAAAGCTAGAAAGATCATAGGTCTTTTCAAAGACTTCTTTCATCTTATCTTCATCACCATCCATGAATTCGGCAACATTACCAAAGAACGATTCTTCATAGTTGGGTACGACCACTTTATTACCAGTACGACCATCGGGAATTTCACGTCCCAATGCACGAATTTTCAGTGGTGCGCCACCCCATAGATCAAACGGATCAATTGCTTCGTCGTCTTCGAACTTTGGATTGATAGCCTTTTCGATAATTGCGAAGATTTGTGGCCCGCATTCCATGATCATTACTTGACCTTCGCAATCAGGATTGTTCTTGTCTTTTTCAACATAGACATTAAAGAAATACTTTGTCTTGCGCTTTCGATTGCGCGAAACGTTCTGGTGCTTCTTTTTGTCTTCTTCATTATCAGCATTTTCACCCAACTGCCAATACAGGCCGTTCGAGATACCTACAGGGTCTTTTTCGTCAATAGTTGATCGAGAGTTTTCCCAGTAGAAATTACTACCAACATTGAAAGAATGGCTAAACTGGCGAACAAAGTTATCCCCTTCCTGTGCAGGAAGCAAACGAATAACTGCATTACCAATACCTTCTTTCTTGTCAAAGCCCGGCTTATAGATACGTTCATCTTTTTTACCGCCACTGCCTTTGTTCATAGTCTCAAGCTTCTCTGCCATTGCCTTGAGGTTACTGCCTTTCTTTTTCTTTAGTGCATTGAAATTAGCCATTAATTTATTCCTAAAAGTGTTTTAATAATTTATTTTGTCCAAATTTTTTCATTTCATCCATGTCATGTAAACGAGAGAAGTAGCAACGGCGATAAAATCCTGTAACTTGCCGATGCTTGTCAACCACTTCTTTCCATAGAAGCGGATCAGAACTGTGTAATTCTTCAAAGATGCTAGATATATATGCATCAATAAACATCACTGTGTTTTTTGAAACCATTCCCTTATCATACCATACGTACAACAAAGGATGCAAGTGAAATTCTCCACCATTGAATAAGTCTTTGTAACCACAACCAGTGGATTCTATCATCTCATTGATTCTGTAGAGATCGTCATCGAATTCTACATCAAACATATTTATTCTGTCAAGACATTTCTTATAATGTTTGTACCACATCTGAGGGATAAATTTCTTATACCCATCTTCCATGTTAACAAAAAAGAAAGTTTCAAGCTCATCAAAACCCACACGCTTTTCTATACCTGCGTATTTATACACGTTTGACTTGTTCTTTTTGAAAGTTTCAAGCTTTACACTGGTCTTCCCGTTGTACTTGAAATAATCGTAATTGATCTTGTCATTGAAGTGCATCATGATGGCAAGGTATTTTTGATAAGCTGTGAATCCGATCATCTCACTCATCCATACTTATATAATGTTGAAGATTACCAATAGCATCATACAATGCATTTTCTTGAACCCATGGGTCTATATCCATAGCTTGTGTTTCGTTTCGAACACCATAGAATATACACCCATCTTCTGCAACCATACCGATGCTGATCAAATCCCCCTGAAATCCGTTAAACTCTGTGTCAAGAAATATTTTCATCAGAATAAGCTCTCCATAGAATGACCTTTAATAACTTTTAAGTCTACACCCTCACGTTCAATAGAGTCAATCAATTTTTTGTTCAAGAGTTTGGCTATATATTCTATTTCCTGATCAGTTTCATTTTCATAGAAATGAAGAATGGTTTCAATATAAGTAACAAACTCTAGGTCTTTTTTCATTTGTTCAAGATATAGACAGAAATCGTTTTTTGATCTAAACATCATTTATTTAAAACACCCCTTGAGTTGTTCCACAAGTTTTGCTACTCGCGGATAGTAATTTTTTAGTCCTTTTCTCATGTTGTTTCCTGAGTTATAGGATGCCACAACATGACTCCATTGCCCACCCCTACGGCTGTCCCAGTACAACAGTTCTTCAATAGCAAGGGCAATGGCTAGGTCATCATCAAAAACGATCTTAGACGCTGCTACAGAGCGCATGAAAGGTGTGTCCTTGTATCCTAGTCTAGAAATTGCTGTCTTGATGTTAATCTGAGTCAATCCAAAATCTTTTGATTCTGGATTGACTCGATACAACCCACCTTGACTCTCCTTAATAATAATAGCTGCTAACGTGAGTCCATATCCATGATCAAGAGCCGCGTAATAACCTTTTGATACATTGTACCATTGTTGATTGGTCATTTTTTCTTGTGGTTCGCACGTTGATGCATTCGCCGTGTTTGTTAGAAACAAATGCCCCATAAGAACTACAACACTTGCGCCAATTAGAATTCTATCCTTTGTCGTCATCATCTGAAATACCTCCAAATTCTTGCATTCTTAGTTTTAGTTGATCGACTGAATCAGAAGTAGCGTCACTATAACCACGAAGATACGTCCTGTAAAAAGCATTGTATAATTCTGATTCTTTTT